GCTCACCTGTAACGGTGTCGTCTAATCCAGCAGAACTTGAACCATCGATACGTGCGTTATCTTTGTTCGCAGCTTCTAATGATTCGCGTACCCATGACTTGAGATGGTTTTGTGATGTATCAGAACCGATCATGTCACAGAAAGGACGATCTACTGGGGAAACGTCAAAGATTTGATCCATAACGTCTTCGTGAATTTGACCACCAACCGCCACATCGGACAGGTTGACTTCGTCTAATTGATTTGCAGCCATGATAGGCTCCTTATATAGTTAATAAATAAATAAATAAAATACAATCGTTATCTACCTATCAATTTCCATATAGCTCTCGCCTAGACTTTGATGGCCGGTATCTCTACCTTAATTGCTGTCGCCTATTATATAACACATCTCGTGTCAATGCACTAGGCTAAAAAAAACCACCATGTTTTTCAGGCATGATGGTAATTGTTATACACCTTAGCGTTTACTGAATATCGCCTTGGCCGCTGCCAGCTCAGTGTGACGGTTACGGTTGGCTGAAACAGCCTTCTTTGCCGCAATTACTTGCTGGTCATCCTTTTCTTTAAACCTGCCATTTGAATGCCTTAGAACCTTGGGAGCGCTGCGCACACGCTTGACCTCAGCAGCACCGCCAGCAAGTTGAGCCTCCGCCTTAAGCAGTCGATGAACCACGCTGACAGCTAATGGGTCGCGTGTATTGCGCAACATTTCATCAGTGTAACCCATGCCCTTTAACAGCTCACGTATCTGGCCCTGCTCCTCTGAACGCACAGCCGGGTCCGACCATGTTGGTATGAGCTCAATTAGCTTTTCCCCCATTGCCTGCATGTACTGGCCCTGCTGAATCTCTTCTTGTTGAGCAAGTTGCTGTATAGTCTGCTGCGCTCGCTGGTGACGCTCCATGAACTTCTGACGAGCCAATGCAGCCTCCCCGGGAGATTCTTGCTCGAACCTCTCCCAGTCTATATTGTTAAATTCCTTCTGGACATCCTGCAGCTCATAGTTAGCCATCTGGACCTGCTCACTGACCTGCTGCTGTGCTTGCATACCTGTGTCTCTTTGCTCAAACTCAGCGGCTTGACTGTCCAACTTCTCCTGAAGCTGTGTGTTAGCTCGGACCGCAGCTTGGTATTCGTCCTTTAGCTTACCGACCGGAATAGGGTCCTGATTATCACCCATTCCAATCTCGATGTCGTACAGATAGTCAACATCAACCTCGATAGCCTCAGCTAACTGCTTTAGAGTCATCGGGCCTTCATCGTTTGATTCGCCCTCTTCCTCAGTTACCTCTTCAGGCTCTTCGCCTTCAGTAATGACAGCTTCTGCACCAATATCCTTTACCGCTTCAGCCTCCACAACGCTTTCAACTGGCGCCTCTGTGCTACCGTTTAAAATTGCTGCTGCTTGTTCTATTGCGTTATCTTGTGCCATGTGGATATGTCTCCTACCCGTTAACTATAGTATTGTCGTTCTCCGCCAGAATGACGGCTATCTCTTTAAAGTAAAATGTATCAGCATCCATGATATCGGAGATAATGCGCCTCTCCTCTAATGACGCCGTTCTAAACTTGGCTATCATTTTTGTATCTACCCTTAGCTTGATCTCCTCATGAACATCAAGGTTATCGTTCATGTATTTAGCATAGGCCAGTAATCTCTCGTTACTTACGCTCATCTGTTACTCCAATGTTATATCGCTGATTAAAGCTAAGTGGATGGTCCACTACTTATTTTCCTCATTTGTTGCCTTGGCATCTGTGCCGTACTGCAATTCTAGCTTGGTAAGCTCTAACGCCTCATCAGTCGCCATCTTGTCATATTTGTACTGGGTCTCATCAGCTTTGTCTGCTGCATCAACCATAGCAGCCATACGATCAAGCTCCTGCTTCATACCCTCAATCTGAACCTTGGCTTGCTGTGCCTGCAGTGCCGCTTGGCCTTTCATCAGCTCACCTGTAGCCATGTCGTTTTGAGCCTTAGCCATCGCTTGTTGAACTAACTCCTCTTGCTGGCGCATTGCCTCAGACTGCTGCTGCTTGCCTTGAGTTGCTCGCACACCTTCCTCGGACTCAGGGTCTGTGAAAAATCTATCGGGCGCTTTAATCCCTTCCAGCTTCATGACCTGACTGATAGTCGTGTAAGCCTTTGACTCTTCAAACATAACCGAGCCAAGCCCCGCCAGCTTCTCTTGTAACTGTATTGCCTCGCGCAACACATTAGCCTGACGTACACGCTCCGCATTGCTTGAACCAATCTGAACAGATACGTTAGCTCTGGATTGCCATTGTGAAGGCATAGACTTAATCCACCGGCTGCCAATTCGGGCTTGTAGCTCACCCTGATAATTTTCACGAATCAACTTATGCAGCTCAATGAAGATGCCGCGTATAACAGTTTCACCCATGCTTTTCGCTATAAGTGAATTAGTTAACTCCATGCTAGACATGACACGTTCCATCGTGTGGTCGCCGCCCTGACCTACAGCAGCGTTAGCCGTGTTTGCCATGCCGATAGCACTGCCGCCACGTTCTTTGCGCTGCTCATTCATGTATGACAGTAGTGAGTAGGCGGTCTGCGACACTTCACCCTTGGGTAGCTCAAAGACAGACCCCGGGGTTTCTGCGCGAACCAGTCCACCGGTCCTTGATGTCAACAAGTCATCAATATTTACCTCGCCAGTGATTACACCCATACGTGGATTAGCTGCGAGCTGTGTTGCGTCAACAACACTGCGAATTAAAGGTGTCTTGGTATCTTGAATCTCACGTAGTCGCTCGAACAAGCTGATGCCCTTGTACTTGTGAGGCATCAACGTGGCAACGCCACCGACTAATGAGACAGAATTAACTGGGTCGTTAGCAAGCAAGTGGTTACCGTCACCAATAACGACTTTACGCCTCTCAGCAATACCGTCGCCATCGTAGTCTACCAAGATGTAGCACTCGAACACCCGTTTAATCGATGTAGCTTCATGGGATGAGCTGTAATCAAACTCTTCTGACTCCCGGCTCCGTGATAATGATTCGATATTTGTGCTGTAGTCGGGTAATAGCGCAACAATTTCAGGGTCGAAGCCCTGAGCTATCAGGCTTGATGATGTTTCAGCCTTTTCATGGCACACAACTCGAGCATCATCTAAAAACGGGCTATTGTGGTCGCCGTTAACGATAACCTCTTCAGGTGACAGTGATTTAATGACTGGCTTACCAATAATGGTTGTGCGCTTGATTCTAATATGAAATGTTTCTTGGATAGGCGGTGCTAAGTCGGGAGATACTCCCATCTCGACTAGCAATTTGCGCTCAGGGGTCTCCTCCATTGCTTGCATCTCTTCCTCACCGTCTACAACTTGCTCGCATATCTCGACTTCTTGTCGTGGTGCTGTCGGTGCAAGTATTTGCTGTAGCGCTGCCTGATTTACGTTCTCATACTCCTCATAAACGACATTGGCGCGTTCATCCCAGTAGACCTTTGCGGTACAGTTGCGGTGGAGAAGCGCATCCTTTAGGAGCTCCTGCAGTAATGTCCAGCCATTATACTCTTCAAAAAACAGGTAGTTAACTAACGCAGATTCTGCCTCTGCACTATCTTCGTCACCCTCTCCTGATGGGACATAGAAGCCAATACTGTCCGTTGAAAATGTCGGCATGATCTCAGCGACCGTCGCCTCGATGCCGTCCATAACATCCATGCTCACATACCGGGAGGCACTTTTGTCTTTCGCTGTTACAGCCGGTATACCCGGCAGCTTGCCCAGATAATAGTCTAAAGGTAAGCTGATGTCGTTATCATTCTCTGCATCAAGACCGCCGCCAATACCACGGCTTATCTCCTCCATACAGATTGAGACCAGCTGGTCATCACTCATTTGATTTGGTTTATTAGCCATTAATATTCTCGCCCCAGTCGGTGTATTTGGATTTATGTTTAATCTCTTTATTAGCAAAGCACATCATAACAGCATCAGCTAAGTTGGGAGATGGTATCTTTCTGTTTTTCATTTCAGGTTTTGATAGTATCTGAACAAATGTATTGTTAGCTGTGCGCTTGCGCGGTACCCGTACCAGCTCAGACTTTAGCTGTGCCAAGCCTTTAATCGTTGAGTCAATGCTCACCATTTCGGCGGGGTCGCTGTATACGCCCTTCTCGACAGCGTTGTATGTGTTTTCAAACCTGTCACGCAAAAGCCAGTACGCCTGCGCCCTTTTGTTCGAGAACAGGTCGCCATGCATTATGTCGCCCTTGTATTTCTTGTCCGCATATTCTGGGGTGGCACCACCACTGAAGCCCTCAACAGCCATAGCATAGTTGCCGAGCCTGTCATCTAGGCCCACCTTGACGCCAGCGCCGATACCGACCGAGTCGTATACCAAATTAGTGCACCTTTCGTCATAAGCTATCTGGAACGCTTTATCAATAGCATCGCTCAGGTCGCCCTCACCCCATGCCTCAGCTTTAGTGATAACTACACCATTTCGCACTGCAACGGCCTTGTCATCCGAGCCTTCATCAGCCGGGTCAAACCCCATCGCTTTAACGCCACGGTCCATACCTTTAATTTTGAGATGAGCATCAACTGCTGCGTCTACCCACTCAGGCATTATAATGGAGTCATCGACAGCGTCGTTATATTTACCTTCCCAGATCCAATTGTACTTAGCCCTTGGCAGGTTATTGTAGTCCCATGAGCGCAGGGCTTCACCCTCCTCACCGAACCACGGGTTATCACGCCAGTTGATGACAACTATCAGGTGTAGATCGTCTTCATAATAGCCATCACGGTCAAGCTGCTTCTGATAGGGAACAATGAATCGTTGAGAGAATGGGTCGGCAGATGATTGTGGGTTAGCACTAAACCAACATTCTGAACCGGGGTTCCGCAAAATGGTTGGCAGCAACTTGTCAATGGATTCTTGACTCATGGTGTGAGCTTCTTCAAACCATGAATATTTGTAGCCTTCTGCTGACTGTATTGAGTCAGGGCTACGACTAGCACCCTTGTAACGAGTAACGGCTCCATTTGGGGCCTGCACTCGGTCCTTGGTTACCTCCCAGCCATCCAGCTGAAGTCTGCGCTTGACTGACCCCTGAAATACCCTGTGCACTGAGTCAGTTATTGAATCTTGGAACTCACGCAAACAATAGATGTCAGCCTTCTCTGTGTCCATCTTCATTGTGAAGATATCACCGAAGCCAACTGACTTACCACTGTTCCTACCACCAATAGCCACCTTGATAGGCTTGTTCTTGGTCATAAGAGGCTTAAGCTTAGCGTTAACCTTTAGATTGGGCATCGCTGTCCGGCTCAATGAACTCGACGGTGTAATGGGTATCGACTGCTCCACCACCTTCACCAGTAACCTCAACCTGCTTAAGTTTAGGTTGCACATATACCGCTACCTTGTCCCATGCGTTTATAGCGTCATTAGCTGCAGTCGAAGCACCGCGCAACGCCTGAACTACCGCCTTGGCGTCATCCTCGTCAGAAGGCACTCCATTAGCTGTAGCTGTGTGCAATGTTTGCATCGCTGCGTCCGCGATACCTTGCAGATTAGTTGCGTTGTGAGCCATGTTCATAACGACGTCAAACTCCTCACCATAAACCTGTTTCAAGCGCATAACCAGCGCCCGCTTTGGTTTATCTTTACTTCCTAGCGTTCTAGCCATACTTAGCTTTAAACCTCTTGATTTAATTGCTTTACTTAATTTGGGCTATAGTGTACCACACTCCATAAACCTAAACTTGAGTTTGTATAAATTGTTACTGGCAGAACGGATGGTAAGCAACGTTACTTTCGTTCCTTACCGTTGTAGGTTACCTTGAATTTTGTTACCGGCTTGTGCTTGGACCAATCCACTTTAGCCAGATTATCCGTGACAGCCTTTGTATTCTCTTTGCGCCTTACGTCGCCTTTGCCTGCATTGCTTGCCATAATTTACCCCAAATAGCTTCCATCGTCGTGTATCTCTACCCGGCACTCGTGACACATTTTCAGATCATTAGATGGGAACGATACCCAAACTAGATGCTCGCACTCGGTGTGCAGCGCTCCTCTCTTATGCCTGTCAATTAATAGCGCCGCCTGCTTTTCGGTACGTGGTACCGCATTCTTATATGCCATGATTGGCATGGTAACCGTGTAGCCTGCGTGCTTCGTTTAATACCGGCACTGCTTCCGCTAAAGTGTCAAAGTATCCAAAATGTTTCTGCTTGCCGTCCACCCTGAATTTTACTACCCATTTCTTATTGTACTTATGCCACATTACACCGCTAACACCTGATTTACTGTTGATGTTTAGTGTGCGATTGTGCTGATTCTCACTTACTGTGACAGCTCTAAGATTGGCCCATCGATTGTCAGAAGTATCATGATTAATGTGGTCGGCCTGCTCCGATGGAAACCTCCCTGTCATATACAAGAAAGCCAGTCGATGCCCGTAATGATTAGTGCCATCAATTTTGATTGAAATATAACCATGCGATGATACGCAGCCAGCTATGTCTCCAGCTTTCGCGTTGCCAGCCGTTTTTAACCTGACAAATAATCCTGTGTTTGGATGATACTCAAGCAGCTCTTTCAGTCGTTCTTGTGTCAATTCCATTACCATCTCCGTTAATTATTTCTTCTTGCTTCTGTGTTTTTTTAGCTCGTGAATTTCTAACCGGCTTATCTCTATGAATCAAGTTTTCCGTACCATCCATCATCATCCCACCCCTCATCCGTTATAAATTCATGAGCCTTAACCATAATATCAAAATCTGAGCCAAGAATGTCGCATAATTTTCTCGCTGCTGATTCTAACGTAGCGTCATTTGACAAGTCAAAGCTAGCCCTAACTGTAATAGCCGCAGCCAACAGAACACCCAGCTCCTCTGCTGTAAAGTCAGCCTGCCTAACATCCTTCATTAGATATTTTCCCCATATCTGTTTCCTTAACGAAAACCCCGTCAACCATCAAGCCTTTACGGTCCTTGATGTCACTGTAGGCCACCTGCAGGCAATGCTCCAATGACAAGCCATTCCTAGTTGCGATGTTAATTAGGACCACCATGATATCGCCGATGTCGTCTGCAATGTCAGGCTTGTTACCCTTGCAGATGTTATCTGACAGCTCCCCGCATTCCTGTATTAACTTGAGAAACTGATCCTTGTCTGTTGAGCCGTCAATGAGGTTGCGGTCATAATGCCACGATTTAATGTCACTCACTAAGCCCTGCATTATTCCAGACCTTCCAAAATCTTTTCTAGGTAATGCATAGCCTTCTGCAAGTCTTCACGCCTGTCGTCCTTGCTCCTTAACAAATACTTCAATACATTCCCCTCGTAAAAGCCCAGACCGTACTCGTCAACAATATCCCACGGCTGTATGCTGTGCTTCTTGTAGTGGCTACCACCAACCTGCCTGTCCGATAAGTTTTTGTGCGGAGCATTTAGCTTTTCCAAAAGAGCCTTCCTTTCCCGCTCTTTGTCATCCAAGTCAATTCCATAGTGCTCACCGGTGTTACCATTTAAGCCAATGTTGTTCATTCGCTCGTCAGTGTTTGGCCATTTATTTTCTATCATATGTCTCCCCATATATCTGATAATATTTCTTCAGCCGTGGTCACCATTTTATAATGACCCGTCCATTCTTCTGCCAAAACCTTCTGGCCAGATTTGACCTTACTACAAAGCAACTCACCAGTGCGCTTGCTTATTGCGTTCGGGTTTTTAACCTCATACCAGTAGTTCTTACCTTTATGGCCCACCAGTATATCGTCCACGCCCAGAACCACCATAATCCCGGGATATGACCGCAGTTCTTCTACGATAGCTTTTTGGTTGTCATCCACCCTAGCCGCTCTTCGATTTACCTTGCCCATTTTCGCCTCCATAAAGCGTTGTTGATATGCAGCCTGACCATCGATTGGAGGTGCGGCTCTACAGTGCTAAGCATGTTATCCATCCACTTATCACGTGGCAATGCCATAATTCTAGCCGCTGATATTCTTGGAGATTCCATTATAACTGGGCTATACGGCGCTGTATATCTTCATCCGAAACCCCCTGAGCATGCAGCCTTGCAGCGTGGAGCAGTTTTGGGTTATAGCCAAATATCTGCTCGACCTCGTCGGTAATTTTCTGCAACTCTTTAGGTAGCTTTTCACCGTCCGGCCTTATGCGTGCTGACTTGGTAACCGGCATTAGTGCTCGGTCCAGCTTCCAGCCATTCCTGAGACGCTGCATGAACTCCGATCTTAACGGTGGGTTATCAACCGTCTCAAGCCATTGCCTAGCTGTCAGACTTCTGCCCTCAAACTCTATAAGCTTTTCTGGCCTAGCCTGCACACCCGGTTTGAATGAAGCACCAGCTCGTATCATTGAGTTTACAGTTGAGCGGCTCTTGCCAGTTAGTTCCATTAAATCAGCCATCGTGCGGCTGCCGATATCAGTCTTGTAATGTTTCACGCTAATTTCTCTAATGTTTCGGCTAATAAATGCAGTTCGCTGCCGTAGATGTTAGTGAACTGCTCCTTGCTATTGTGGATACTAAAGTCACCCTGATGATGCTCACGACATAGCGGGACCACCAAAAAGTCACTTTTGATTCGCTCGGTGCGAATATGATGCACGTTAGCTGGACTATCGCAGACCAAGCACCCCAGCGCTGCCACCTTGCCCATGTGACGTTTCCCTGCTGCGTTACTCATACTGTCTCCCAATTGATGGTAGTTGAACGCCCATGCCGCCAGCAATCACATACACTTGCTCTATCAGAGCTGAGTAGTCGTCACGCTTTAGCTTCTCAGTTGATTGATGAACTGCATGTCCCAGCACTTGCTTTGAGCCGTACACTTCTGCGACGATAGCTTGCTTCATCTCATTCTCAGTGTAGCCCAGCTCGTCACCGAAGAATCTGCACA